CATCAGGTTCCAGTTACTCCAACCTTGCCAGTAATAATAGAATCATTACCTACGACACTAACAGTAATCCGCATCCAATAATTGTAGCTTGTCGTTTAAGTAATCAAAACACTTGGCGTCTTGAGTTCTGCGCACTGATCGACAACTATGGTCCAGACGCATACGGCGGCAAGCCAACGCCTTATCTTCCTGCTTATACTGGGCTTGGAACCTACGATAATCCTGTGAGTAATGGAGTCTCCGTACCACTAGCCTATGTTGCCAACGAAATATACTTTGTATATTCTGAAACAGACGTAAGAGGATTGGCAAAAAACAATATGGTCGTAGACGTGAGAGGCCGAGACGTTGCCGGAAATATAGTCTTTACTGGCAAGCTGTATAACGCCTGCAACCTTACCTATTGTCGAAATAACAGAGCGGAGATTTTAAACAGATTTAAAGATCCGGCAAAGTATCTAAACTTTACTGTGAACGATTTCTCAAAATCTGCCAGACCGTTGCCTGTTGCAAACTCGATCACCACAAACTTAACCAACTCATATACGTTTACCTATGGAAGTTCTGCCAACGGCACTCAGCCAATAAAGACTCTGGCTATTCAGGACTCTAACGTTGGCGGCAACTTTGCAACACTAGTGGTAGTAACTGCAGAACCTGCCGAATAATCAACGTTAGTTTTCTACCGGCTGGCGTGCTATAATTACTGCATCTATGTCAGCTGGAAACGCAAGCAATACTGTATTTACCGCTATTCCCGTAGGCGAAGACTTCTACATGTCTTTTCCTACGGAGCGGTTTTTTCACAATATAGCCATACCAGACATTCAAGACGTTGTGTTTAAACTTTACGATGCTAGATTGATCGGCGCGTTGGGTAGTCCGAATCCAAATGCCGTTATTGAGACAGTTACCAAAAGCGTCACTCCAAATAGATTTGTAATTACGGCAACTCAGGTATCTGTGCTGATCTCCTCAGCGACTCTAGATAGCTATGAGTCCGTCAGAACTTCTGGCGCTACGACCACCTTCAGAGGAGAGCTTTATGGCTTTGCCTCAGTGACCGTAGGAGGTGAGGAGACCGGAGACATCACGAGACTCCAGACCAATCCAGTCACAGCCAGAGCTTTTGCGTATGCTTATACTCCGGAGCCAGAGGAGTATTGGGACGGCTATTTCTATTCCAGCACCGTAAATACCATTGCCGCTTCCTGCAACGTTCTTGGAACTATAACGACGGTATAACCCATGCCCTACCCTAGCACTCAAAGCAATATCGTCTTGGGCCCAGTGGCGGTAGTCGTTGGAGCCAACCGACACAAGATCCCGGCAAGCCCCTATAGATCAAAGTCTAATTACTTGCCGGTGGACCAGGTTGCTCAGGACGGAGCCGCCTTCTTTCGCACGCAGATATTCACTCCTGACAACAATCCGTTGAACATAGTGGATATGAAGTTGCGCTATGTAGTGCGGGAATCTCTATTCAACGAGAACTACACTGAGATAGACGTCACCGTAATTCGTTCGGATTACGGCGAGATTGAGATATACATTCCGCCGAACATTCTGTCTGATCCAGGCTTGCACCTTGCATCAATTCAGGTCTACAACCTGGACGGCAAGCTCATATACCAGACTCCCAGGTATCTTGAGATCACACCCAAGATCAGTTCGATAAACCGACCAGTGACGGTAGCGGAGATCCGCATGGCGCTACGGGATTATCCGGAGTCCAATACTCTGTTAAATGACGTAGAGTTCAGCGACAACGAGATCGCCTTCTGCATCACTCGGCCTATCGACGCCTGGAATTCCATGTCTCCCGACGTAGGACAGTACGATATACACAACTTTCCCTGGCGCCGGGCGCACATCAACGCCACTATCGGAGAGTTGATGAAGATCGCGTCGTACCACTACTTCCGAAACCAGTTGCCCTACAGCTCTGGAGGTCTTAGCGTAGACGACAAGAACAAGGGAGCTACCTACCTTCAGATGGCCGAACAGGAATTAGCAAAGTTCCAGATGTTCTGCCAGGAGAAGAAATTCGAGATCAACATCATGGGCGGTTTTGCCTGGCTGCCTGGCCCATACGACCAGGTCTGAGGTGATTTATGGGAGAGCCTTTCAAGGACCTGCGCATTCTCTATGATGGACTAGGTCGTACTGCAGTATCGTGGGTATTAGACTCCCGGTTCGACGATCCATATCCGCACACATTTGAACTTCAGTTCAGCCCTATATCCACTGGCTTCGATACGGGGGAATACTACGTCATAAGCTCCGGCCAGAAGGTGGACTATCTCATGGACGTAAAGTTCAGAGATGCCGGTATGCCCTCTGCGGCTTTTTACAGAGTAAAGCTGACTACTCCAGCTGGAGAATACTACTCTCCTGCGCGGGGACTGCAGGGAAACGTAAACGATAAAAACCTGGGGCTGGTACGAGAGCTGCTCCGTAAGGAAAACCTGGCTCTGAGAAACGACAGAGGAGCTGCCAAGGGTTTTCTATTTAAACGTAGATACTATGGTCCCGCCTGCAGCTGCACCGACAAGAATACCGGCATCTTGGTCCACAGCATGTGCCGTGACTGCGCAGGCACGGGATTCAAGGATGGCTACTTTCCAGGAGTAGAGTTTCCAGTACTGGCTATGAGTACTGAGGACCAAAGAGATCAGCCTAGCGTTGCCGGTCCTCAGGAGATCAGAGCCATTGAAGCCCGATGCCTGGTATTTCCAGTTGCAGCAAGTAGAGACCTGTGGATGGAGGCTGAGACTAGCCGTCTATACGAGATCAAAGACTACTCGATCATAGGGCGATTGGGCCTGCATCCAGTTGCCGCCAAGATGCAGATCAAGGAAATGCCACTGGTAGACATAGTGCCTTTGCTGGTGTCTCTGAACAAAGAAGGATTTACTCCTCCCTCTACGGCATTTGCAACAAGCACTGTCAAAGCGCCACTGCCAACTCCTGAGTGGGCAGTACCTAACTACACAAGCCCTGCCACTCCAAGTGCTCCGGGTATTCCGGGTCCTCCAGGGCCTCCCGGTTCTCCAGGGGCTCCTGGGGCCCCTGGGGCCACGGGTCCAGCCGGTCCTACGGGTCCAGCCGGTCCTACGGGTCCAGCCGGTTCAGTAGGTTTGTCGAATACTGTTGTTGTGACTTCGTCCAGCTATTCGGCATTGATCACGGATGCGTATATCGGAGTCAACTACGCCGGCACCGTTGCCATTACGTTGCCAAGCAATCCTGCAACTGGTCAGATGCTCACAGTCAAAGATGAGTCTGGTCAAGCTGGATACGTCAATAGAGCAATCACTATAACTGCCGCTACTGGACTGATAGACAATCAGGCTTCTGTAATTTTAAATCTAAATAACGGCGCATTGCAATTTATCTATCGTTCTGGCTGGAGAATCATATGAGCTATCTTTTTAACAATGAGGTTGGATTTGTACCAAACGCCGTAGATGCGTTTAACCGGCTTAGAGTATCAAATCCATTTACCATTTTTGATTCGCAGCATAGATACCAGGAGAACGACAAATGGTCTACCTCTACGACCGCCGGGGGATCCGTTACATATCTGCCGAACGAAAGTGCAATAGATCTGTCTGTAAATACATTATCTAAAGCCAGAGTTATTAGAGAGACAAAGAGAGTATTCCCGTATCAGCCGGGAAAGTCATTACTTATATTCACCACGTTTGTCTTTGCCGCAGCCCAACCAAATCTACGACAACGCGTTGGATACTTTGGTGCCGAGAATGGAATATTTCTTGAGCAACTAGACAACACGATCTACTTAGTTCTTAGAAGTTTTGTTTCTGGCGCTATACAGGAAACAAAAGTAGCTCAATCGTCCTGGAATGGAGATAAGTTCAATGGAACCGGTCCCTCAGGTAGAACGATAGACCTAACCAAAGGCAACATTCTGTGGATGGATATTGAGTGGCTCGGAGTAGGCGACGTACGAGTGGGCTTTATAGTCGACGGTCGTCCCATAGTAGCCCATATATTTCATAACGAGAATCTAAAACCAACCACCTATATGACCACTGCGGTACTGCCGTTGCGACAAGAGATTGAAAACGTAAATACTACGTTAGCCAACTCTACAGCAAAGCAGATCTGCTCTAGCGTGATATCCGATGGTGGATACGAGGGATTTAGTAGACGATACAATATTTCTAACGGCACAACGCCTCTAGATCTAGGAGCTCATGGAAACTACAGACCTGTTTTGTCAATACGTCTTGCTCCAGGACGTTTGGACAGCGTCATAATCCCTTCCGATATAAGCATAACTGCAACTTCAAGTACCTGGATTAGCTACAGAGTTCTTCTAAATCCCTCATTTACCGGGACTGCCCCCGTTTTTACTACGCATTACAACAACAATGTTTCGTATTGCGTTCATACTGCTGGCACTACTGGTGCTACCGGCACGGACATAATTGGAGGCTATATAAACAACAAAGAGACTGTAAACATAAACTCCGCAAATAGCTTTAATTTTCAGTTGGGGCGTACTTTAGCTGGAGTTAGCGATACCTTTACTCTTGTTGTAGCTGCAGGCACTGGTAGTAATACTAATATATTGGCAGACATGTCCTGGTTTGAGATAGTATAAGCTGGCATCTATAGTTTAATTTACTATAATCCAGGCTCACATAGAAAGGTAAGTCATGGCAAACACAATTCGTATTAAGCGCAGATCGTCTGACTCTACTGCACCAACTACATCGCAGACTGTAAATGCAGAATTGGCGTTCAACGAGAACAACGACATTCTGTACTACGGCAAGGGCGGAAACAGCTCGGCCTCCAGCTCTGTCATTAAGATCGGAGGTTCTGGAGCGTTTCTTACACTTGATACTAACCAAACGCCGACCGGAGTAAAGACGTTCAGTACCACCACTTTGTCTATTACCGGTGGTTCTAACGGCAACGTACTTACTACCAACGGCAGCGGCACTCTTAGTTGGTCTAGCGTTTCTGCAAACGCGTTCTCCAATATTACAGACGGCACTAACACCGCTGCTGCCTCTGGCGGAGATACGTTTAAACTACGAGCCACCAGTCCTTTATCCGTAACTGTAACAAATAACGACGCTACTCACGGAGACAACGCGTTGTTTGCAGTTGCTGCTGGAAGCACTAGCTCTGCAGGTATTCTGCAGCTTACGGACTCGACTAGCTCCACCTCGACTACTACGGCAGCCACTCCTAATTCCGTAAAGTCTGCTTATGATCTGGCTAATGCCGCTTTGCCAAAATCAGGCGGCACGATGACTGGAGCAATTACTCTTGCTGCAGATCCCAGCTCAGCGCTGCATGCAGCTACTAAGCAGTATGTAGATGCAGTTAAGACAGGCTTGGACGTAAAAGACTCAGTCCATGTCGCGTCTACGGCCAATATCTCTGTTACCTACTCTGCAACAGGCGGCACCTCAGCGAGAGGCCAGATCACAGGAGCGACTAACTCTATCGATGGAGTTACTCTCGTTGCCGGCGATAGAATTTTGCTCAAAGACCAAAGCACTGGAGCCCAGAATGGTATTTGGGTAGTGACTACTGCAGGTACCGGATCTAACGGTGTTTGGGATCGAGCTACCGACTTTGATTCTGACGTTGAAGTCACTCCAGGAGCATTTACTTTTGTAGAAGAAGGCACAGTAAACGCGGATTCCGGTTGGGTTCTTACCACTAATGCTCCTATTGTGATCGGTGGAGGCTCTGGTACATCTCTTAACTGGGCTCAGTTTTCTGGTGCCGGGCAGATTACCGCAGGCGACGGCCTCACAAAATCAGGAAACACGTTAAACGTAGTCACCGCCAATTCAGGCAGAATCGTAGTTAACGCAGACAGCATAGACTTAGCAATAGTTGGCTATACTGGAAGTATAGGCAGCGCAGGCATTAATTTTGCAAAATCTATTACTGTTGATTCTTACGGCCGAGTTACTGCTGGCGACTATGCGGACGTTCGCACAGGCAGCACCTCTCAGACCGGTATTCTGCAGCTGACCGATAGCATCAGCTCGACGTCTACAACGACTGCAGCCACTCCAGCATCAGTTAAGTCTGCATATGATTTAGCAAACGCCGCTCTACCCAAGGCCGGCGGAACAATGACCGGCAAGGTAACCACTGTTACCACCTCGTCCTCAACCGCCAATATCCTATTAGCGGGCGCAGCTGCAGATCCCTCCGCGCCAGTTTCCGGAGATCTTTGGAACAACGCAGGTACTTTAAAGTTCTATAATGGATCTGCCACAAAGACATTAGCATTCACGGACAGCAATATTACCGGAAACGCAGCAAACGTAACAGGCACTGTTGCTGTAGGTAACGGCGGTACTGGAGTCACCAGCTTTACGTCCAACGGTGTCATCTATGGCAACGGCTCTTCTGCACTGAACGTTACTGCCGCAGGAACCTGGGATGGGACAAACTCTGTAGGCCAGATTCTATCAGTAAATGCTTCTGGAGTTCCAACATGGACAAACACAGTTGACGGCGGTGGGTACTGATACTAAGATGGCCTCATGCAAGAGCCAAATTACTTAGAGATCGTCGCCGTCCCCGTACTTCAAAGAAAGTGCCAGGAGTTGTTCAACTCCAACATGATTTTGGAGACTAACCTCCATGTCGAGCTTACAAAAAATCGACATCTGACAGAGGAACTCGCCAAGATAAAGTCCAATTTAGACAGTACTAGCTCTAAGTTGGTTTCTGACGAGAGCGTTATGCGCAATGCGTTGACTCAAGCAAATGCTCGCATTGCAGATCTAGACGGACAGTTGGCACTCGCCAAATCCAGAATCTTTGAACTGGAGGCTTCTTTAAAAGCTTCTAGTAAAACAGTCTCTAAGAGGCCAGCTGTAGTAGAGTCGACTAAAGACGATTTTTAAAAGCAGGTTCCCATGGCCCATACGGTACTCATTAAAAGAAGCGCAACTTCTACAGCTGTTCCCACGGGTGGACAGCTGGCGGCTGGTGAGTTGGCAATCAACACTGTCGACGAGAAAATCTTTTTTAAGAACAGCTCTGGTACCGTAAAGTCATTGTCTGCAATGAGTGATCTGACCAGCAATCTGGTCACCATCTCGACCACGCAGACCATCAGCGGCGCAAAGAGCTTCTCTGGGCACATGACACTTAGAGACAAAAAAGAATTCAGATTTGCTGATTCCGATTCGTCTAATTACGTAGCCCTTACGGCGGCAACTACAGTAGCAAATAACAACGTATACACCTTGCCTACGGCTGTAGGTTCGGCAAATCAAGTTCTTGCCATAGATGTAGTGACGGGCAACGATGCCACGTTGAAATGGTCCACCGTATCAGGTGGCGGCGGATCTCCTGGCGGTTCGGATACTCAAGTTCAATTTAACGACAGCAGTGCATTTGGTGGAGATGCCGGACTCACCTACAACAAG